TCAGGGCCGGAGCAGCAGGATCGGGGTGGCGGCCGAGAGGGTCTCGTCCGCCCCCTGGCTGCCGTCGATCCAGCTGAGTTGCCAGAGGCCGTAGCCCAGGCCCGGCTCCGGGATGCCGAGGCGAATCTCCCCCTTCGACGTGCGGCAGAGGGAGAGGCGGCCGATCGCGATCGGATCGACGGCGCCGGGCAGGATCTCGTCCGGCGCCAGATCGGTGCCCGCATTGTAGAAGGCGAGCCAGCGCTCCGCCCACGCGAGGCCCGTGCCGCGCGTGGCAAAGCGCAGCGCCGCGTCTGCCCGCGCGTCGCCGGGCGTCACCTCCGGCGGCAGATGCACGCGCTGCTCCGCGGCGGTCGTCTGGACCCGGCCGTCGGGCAGGACCAGACCCATGATCGGCAGGCCGATGCCGGCAGCCGCACCGTCGGCGCCGGGTGGGTGGTCGCGCAGGTCGAGCCCGAAATGGGCCAGGACCTCCGTCTTGCTGGCCCCCAGAAAGCTCGCGATCTCGGCGATCTCCTCGATGCGCACCCGACGCTCGCCGCTGAGCAGCAGGGAAACGCCGGACGGATCGATGCCGAGATGGCGCGCCAGCGATGCCTGCGAGCGCCGACGCGCCGCCAGCCGCTCGCGGAACCAACCCGTATCCGCCGCTGCCTGCCGTTGAGCCATGATTTCCCCCTGTCCATGGCCAGAATAGCAGGACATTACGAACAAAGCAACGTTATCGGCAAGATTTTACACCGTCGCCTCTTGAACCATGGGCAAACCGCAACGACCTAGGATCATCATCCCGCCTCAGGAGCGATACCGCCATGCCGATCCGGTCCGACGTCCCTCCGCGCCCACCGGCCATTCCCTATGATCTGGCGACGCCTGCCGGGCGGGTGCTTGACGCCTTTGGCGGCACGACAACGCTGGCGCGCCTGCTCGGCTCGCACCGCTCGGTCGTGTGGCGCTGGGCCTGCATGGACCCGCTCAAGGGCGGCCATGCCGGCCGGGTGCCGCCGCGCTGGCATCGCCAGCTGCTGCGTCTGGCGGCCGAGCGCAACGTCGATCTCCGCCCCTGCGACCTGGTCGATCATGGCCGCACCGGGCGGGGGTGTGGCGCACAGGCTTGCGGCGGCTGTCCGGCGGCGGCAACCGGGGCCGGGGAGGGCGGCGCGTGAGCCCCCGTCGCGAGGCCTTCGCGCGCGAGTTCCTGGTCGACTGCAACGCGGAGGCGGCGGCGGCCCGCGCCGGCTATGCCCGGCCGCGCGCCATGGCCTGGCGGCTGCTCTGCGAGGAGGCCGTGCAGCAGCGCCTGCTCGACCTCATCCGGCAACGATGCGAGGCCGGCGACAAGGAGACCGGCGCCTGGGTCCGGGCCGAGCTGCTGCGCATCGCCCGGGATGCGGACGGCGAGGGGGAAGGCGCCACCAAGCGCAACCCGGGTCGGGAGCGCGTGCTGCTGTTCCTCGCCGACCGGATGAAGCTGTTCCAGCCGGCTGGTGGCAAGGATGCAGGTGGCAGGAACGCCGCACCAATCGACCTCACCGCCGCCTTCGATGCCCTTCGGAAGAAGAAGAGGAAGTGATCGCCATGAGTCGTTTCAATGTCGATCCGGGCGAGGATGCGACCGCCCGGGTCCTGGCCCTGGTCGCGCGCATGGCGGCCTTCGACCATGATCCCCTCGGCTTCGCCCAGACGGTCTTCCCCTGGGGGGAGACGGGCACCCTGCTCGCCCGCCAGAGCCTCGACCCCTGGCAGGCGGAGGCGCTCGCCCTGATTGGCAGCCAGTTGCAGGCGGGTGAACGGGTCGTGCGCCTCGCCGTTGCCAGCGGCCATGGCGTTGGCAAGTCGGCCCTCCTCTCGAAGATCGCGCTCTGGGCCATGTCGACCAGCGCCGGGACGCGCGGCATCATCACGGCCAATACGGAGGCGCAGCTGCGCAACCGCATCTGGCCGGAGCTGAACAAGTGGCTGGCCATGCTGCCGGTGCGCCACTGGTTCCGCCTGACCAACACGGCGCTGTTCGCGGCACGGGCGGGCGACGACCGGCAGTGGCGCATCGACGCCGCCACCTGGTCGCCCCGGAACCAGGAGGCCTTCGCCGGCCTGCACAATGCCGGGCGCGTCATCCTGGTGATCTTCGACGAGGCGAGCGGCATCCACGACCGCATCTGGGAGGTGACCGAGGGCGCCCTGACCGACGGGGACGCGACCATCGTCTGGTGCGCCTTCGGCAATCCGACGCGGCTCGACAACCGCTTCCACCGCTGTTTCGGCGCGGATGCGCATCGCTGGGCCGGCATGCGCGTCGACAGCCGGACGGTGGCGCGCACCAACAAGACGCAGATCGAGGCCTGGTTGCGCGACTATGGCGAGGAGTCCGACTTCTTCCGGGTGCGCGTGCGCGGCGAGTTCCCGAGGCGCGACGAGAGCGGCCTGATCGGCCACGGCGAGATCGAGGCGGCCTGTCGGCGCCTGCTGCCCGATGTCGGCCGGTCGCCGGTCGTGCTCGGCGTCGATGTCGCGCGCTTCGGCAGCGACACCAGCGTCATCTATCGCCGCGCCGGGCAGGACGGCCGCAGCGAGCCGCCGATCTGCCTGCGCAATGTCGACACCATGCAGCTCGCCGCCCGGGTCGCCGAGGAGGCCAGGCGCAGCGGGGCGGAGCGCATCTTCGTCGATGGCGGCGGCGTCGGCGGCGGAGTGGTCGACCGGCTGCGCGCCCTCGGCTGCCCGGTGGTCGATGTCCAGTTCGGGCAGGCCGCCAGCCGCCCGGACCGCTTCGCCAACCGGCGGGCGGAGATGTGGTCGGCCATGGCCGACTGGCTGCGCGGTGGCGGCTGCCTGCCCGACGACACGGACCTGGCGGCGGAACTGACCGGCGTCGGCTACAGCTTCCGCCACGACCATGTGCTGCTGCTGGAATCGAAGGCGACCCTGCGGGCGCGCGGCCGGCCGAGCCCGGACATGGCCGACGCGCTGGCCCTGACCTTCGCCGAGCCGGTGCCCGAAGGGCGCTCGACGGCGCGCCTCGCCGCCCGCTATCGCCGCCAGAACCGGCCGTTCTCGCCTTTCGATTGACCATATCGTTGCCATAACCGCAAGGATGGAGGCTCCCATGTGCCTGATGCCCAATCTGCCCAAGCCGGTGGCCCTGCCCAAGATGGCCCGCCCGGAGAAGTCGCCGACACCCGACCCCCGGCGCGGCGCGGCCGAGAGCGAGCAGGCGCGGGCCGCGCGCCGGGCCGGGCTGCTCGGCCGGGGCGGCACGGTGCGCACCGGTGCCGGCGGCCTCGCCTCCAGCGCCAACCGCGCCGCCAAGACCCTGCTCGGCCAATAGCGCCGCGCTGCATCCCCACCGAGACAGGAGACAGCCATCATGGACCATCCCGACAACAGCGATGCCGGCCGCCCGGCGGGGGCGGTCGCCGCAAGGCGCCGCTTCGCCACCCTCAAGGCCGAGGCCGATCCCTGGTTCCAGGTGTGCCAGGACGTCCGCGACTTCCTGCAGCCGCGCCGGGGCCGCTTCGACGCCGGCGACGTCAATCGCGGGCCGGGACAGAGCCCGCGCATCGTCAACGCGACGCCGACGCTGGCCGCGCGCACGCTCGCCGCCGGCCTGCATACCGGCCTGACGCCCTCCAGCCAGCAGTGGCTGCGCGCCATCGTGCATGATGCGACCCTCGGCCAGCGGGCCGACGTGCAGGGCTGGGTCGGCGGCTTCCAGGACCTGCTCGGCAGCGTCCTGCGCGCCTCCAGCCTCTATCCGGCGCTGCGCACGCTCTATGGCGAGCTGTCGCTGTTCGGCACGGCCACCATGCTGGTCGAGGCTGATTTCGAGGACGTGCTGCGCTTCCACGTCTTCACGGCCGGGGAATATGTGCTGGGCGCCGGGCCGCGCGGCACGATTGACAGCTTCTACCGCGAGACGTCGATGACGGTCGCGCAGATGGTCGAGGCCTTCGGCGCGGCCGCCTGCTCGGATCGGGTGCGCCTGCTCTGGCAGACCGGGCAGATCGACCAGTGGGTCCGCGTCGTGCATGCCATCGAGCCCTCGCCGCCGGGCCGCCGCCGGCAGCCCTGGCTCTCGCTCTGGTTCGAGGCGGAGGGCGACGGCGAGGCGCTGCTGCGCCGCTCCGGCTATCGGCGTTTTCCGGTCATCGTGCTGCGCTGGGCGACCCGGCCGCCGGATGTCTATGCCTCCACCTGGCCGGGGATCGAGGCGCTGGGCGACGCCAAGGCGCTGCAGTCGTTCGAGCTGACCAAGGCGCGCCTGCTCGCCCTCGTGGTCGATCCGCCGGTGCTGGTCGATGCCGGCATGCTGACCTTCGGTGAACTGGACCGGGCGCCCGGCGGCTATAACGAGGTCGCGGGCGGCGGGCGGATCGAGCCGCTGCACCCGGTCAACCCGCCGATCGCGGAGCTGCAACGCGAGATCCAGGCCTGTGAGCGGCGCATCCGCGACGTCTTTTATGTGGACAGCATCCGCGCGCTGCTCGACGGCGACCGGCCGCAGATGACGGCGCGCGAGGTCGATGCCCGCGAGGGCGAGAAGCTGATGACCCTCGGGCCCGTGCTGGAACATATCCAGGACGAGCTGCTCGACCCCCTGATCGACATGGTGGTGCACCACATGGCGGCCGCCGGCATCCTGCCGCCGCTGCCGGCCGGCATGGCCGAGGGCGATATCGGCATCGAGTATGTCTCGATCTTCTCGCAGGCGCGCAACCGCCTCGGCCTCGGCGCGCTGGAGGCCCTGGTCGCCTTTGCCGGCGAGGTGGCGGCGCTCCGCCCGGACGCGGCCCTCGCCCTCGACCCGGTCGAGCTGGTGCATGCCTATGCCGCCATGTGGAGCGTGCCGGGCCATGTGCTGGCGGGCCGTTTGGTGGAGGGCCGTTTGGTGGAGGATTGGGGCGTGACCGACGACGCCCTCTGAGCTTGGGCCGAGCGTTGCGCAAAACGCATCTTCAATCGCCAGATGTCGTGAACATCTCATCGGAACACCCGCCGCAAGGGAGACCCGCCATGCCGCATGACAGCCCCCTCACCGAGGATATCGGCCCCACCCTCACGTCAGACGAGAGCATCGGCGAGCGGACAGAGCCGTCGATGCTGCTCACCGACCGTGATCCGGTCGAGGCGGAGGACCCCGCCGCCGCCGCCGCCGCCCCCGCCAACGACGCCCCCGATGACGGGGCGATGGTCGAGGGCTTCCGGGTGCCGGACGGGTTTCCGGGCGACCCGGCGCTTGCCGGCCGCTTTGCCGAGACGCTTCAGGACCTCGGCATCGAGACGGCGGTCGGCCAGGCCCTGATCGACCGCCTCGCTCAGCCGCTGGCCGAGACCTGGGCCGAGCGCTGGGCCGCCAGTGAGGTCGAGGCGATGGCCGCCAGGACCGCCGAATGGGGCCGCGCCGCCGAGAGCCATCCCGAGTTTGGCGGCCGCGACTTCCGCGAGAACCTCGGCCGCGTCCGGGCGGTGCTCGACGAGTTCGGCTCGCCCGGCCTGACCGAGGCCCTGCGCGCGACCGGGATGGCCAACAACCCCGACCTGTTCGGCTGCTTCTGCAGCCTCGCCCGCGCCCTCGACGACGACCGCGTGGCGCCGACCCGGCGCAGCCCGACCGGCCCCTCGGTCGAGGAGCTGCTCTACCCGACCCACTTCGCCCGGCGCGCCTGACCGGGCACGGCCCGGTGCGGCTATCCGGGCACGGCTTGGTGCGGCTGATCGGGCCTCACCCGCCGCTTTCTCAACTCCTGCCCCACCCTCACATCGGAAGGACCGAACGACATGAGCATCATCGGACTGGAATCCCACACCCTCGCCGACTGGGCCCAGACCCTGGACCCGAGGGGCCGCACGGCCAAGGTCGTCGAGCGCCTGTCGCAGAGCAACCCGATCCTCGACGACATGCGCCTCGTCCAGGGCAACCTGCCGACCGGCCACCGCAGCACGGTGCGGGCCACCCTGCCCGCGGCGACCTGGCGTCGCTTCAACCAGGGCGTCCCGCCGACCAAGGCGACGACGCGGCAGATGGAGGACGTCTGCGGCACGCTCGAGGCCTATGCCGAGTGCGACAGGGACATCGCCGACCTGAACGGCAACTCGCCCGCCTATCGCCTGATCCAGGACAAGGCCTTCCTGGAGGCCATGTCGCAGGAGGCGGCGCGGACGCTGTTCTATGGCAACCCGGCGCTCCACCCGGAGCAGTTCCTGGGGCTGGCGCCACGCTTCGGCGCGCTCGGTGCCGAGACCGGCGGCCAGATCGTCGACGCCGGCGGCAGCGGCTCGACCAACACCTCGATCTGGCTCGTCGTCTGGGACGTGACCACCTGCCACGGCATCTTCCCGCGCGGTTCCAAGGCCGGCCTGACCAGCACCGATCTGGGCGAGGTCACGTTGGAGGACGCCAATGGCGGGCGCTACCAGGGCTATCGCAGCCACTACCAGTGGAAGCTGGGGCTGAGCGTGCCCGACCCGCGCCATGTCGCCCGCGTCGCCAATATCGACATGACCGCGCTCGGCGATGCCGGCACCGAGGCCTATGACGGCCCCGACCTGCCGACGCTGCTGATCGAGGCCTGCAACCGGATCGAGTCTCTCCAGGCCGGGCGGGCCGCGATCTACTGCAACCGCAGCGTCCAGACGGCACTCGACAAGCTCGCCATGAGCCGCCCGAACGTCCGCCTGACCGTCGACCAGTATGCCGGCAAGCCGACCACGAGCTTCTGGGGCGTGCCGATCCGCCGGGTCGACCAGATCGTGGGCGACGAACCTCGCGTCACCTGACGCGATCAAAGCTGCCGCCTTTCGACCTCCCCCATTCAGGAGCCAGACCCATGACCATCGACGCCCAGACCCTGTTCTCCGACGCCCAGGCGGTCACGGCCAGTGCCGCCTCGGCCAATGTCCTCGATCTCGGCGTGGCAGGCCGCTCGTCCGGCCACCCGCTCGCGCTCTTCGTGCTCTGTGCCGAGACGGCGACGGCGGAGGGCGCCGCGACGGTGACCGTCCAGCTTCAGACGGATGACAATGCCGACTTCTCCAGTGCCCGCCTGCTGCTCCAGACCGCGACGATCCCCAAGGCCGAGCTGATCGCGGGCCAGCGCCTCTTCCTCGGCACCGTGCCGGCGGGGGCGGAGCGCTTCCTGCGGCTGTTCTACTCGGTCGCGAGCGGGCCGCTGACTGCCGGCCGTCTCAGTGCCGGCCTCGCCCTCGATCTCCAGACCGCCTGATCCCCCTGACACCCCTGGACCGGAGCCGGCCGTCGGCTCCGGTCCTGAACGCTCACGGAAGGAATGTGCCATGACCGGCATGGTCGACATCTGCAACCAGGCCCTCGGCCAGATCCGCGCGGCCGGGCGCATCGCCTCACTCGCCACCGACACGACACCCGAGGCGGCCGCGCTGCGCACCGCCTAGGACCCCGTCCGGCGCGAGCTTCTGGCCAGCGTCGACTGGCCGTTCGCGCGCCGCCGTCAGGTGCTTGCCGCCGCCGGAGAGGTGCCCCCCGAGGCCTGGGCCATGGTCTATCAGCTCCCCGCCGACTGCCTGCGCCCGCTCGTCCTGGAGGACGGCCAGGGGCGCCGGCATGACCGCTTCGAGCTGGCGCTCGGGCAGGAGGGACAGCGCCGCCTGTTCGCCACCGTCGAGGGCGCGCGCCTCGTCTACACCGCCGACGTGACCGGCCCGGCCCTGTTCGATCCGACCTTCGCGGCGCTGCTGGCGCGGGCGCTCGCCGTCGAGATCGGGCCGCAGCTCGGCGTCGATGACGCGATCCTCCGCCTCGCGCTTGCCCGCATGGCCGAGACGCGCCAGACCGCCGGGGCGCTCGCCCGCCGGCCGACCGGGCGCCGCCAGATGCCGGAGCCAGCCTGGCTCAGCGCCCGCTTCCGCTGACGCGCCGCGCAACGCCCCCGCTGCCAAGGAGCCGCCGCCATGACCCGCTTCGCCCAGTTCTCCTTTGCCGCCGGCGAGGTATCGCCCGCCGTCGCGGCCCGTCTGGACACGGCAAAATATGCGGTCGGCCTGCGCCGAGCGACCAACTTCCTGATCCGGCCGGAAGGCGGCGTGCGCAACCGCCCCGGCCTCGCCTTCGTCGGTGCCATCGCCGACGAGACGCGGCGCGCCCGGCTGGTGCCCTTCGCCTTCAACGCGGCCGAGACCTACATGCTGGAGTTCGGCCACCTGAGCCTGCGCGTCATCCAGCTGGGCGCGCATGTCACCGAGGCGCCGATCGCGGTCACGGCCTGGAGCGCCACGGCGCCTGTGGTCGCCAGCACCGCGACGGCGCACGGCCTGGCGGCGGGCGACGAGATTGCGGTTGCCGGGCTGGACGGCTGGGGCGGCATCGACGCCCGCCGCTGGCGCCTCGCGGCCGCGACGGAGACCACCTTCACGCTCGCCGGCAGCGACGCAAGCGGGGCCGGAGCCCTGGCTGCGGAGGGCGGCACGGCCGCGCGCATCTACAGCCTCGCCACCCCCTACACGGCCGACGATCTCGACGGCCTCGACTATGCCCAGTCGGCCGATGTCCTGACCCTGACGCACCGCGCCCACCCGCCGCGCGAGCTGGCCCGGCTCGGCCATGCCGCCTGGATCCTGACGGCGATCGACTTCCAGCCGCGCATCGCGGCGCCCGCCGGCTGGGCGGCGAGTGTCACCCATGACGGCGGGATCGGCCATGTGCACCGCTATCGCGTGACCGCCATCGATGCCGAAACGGGCGAGGAGAGCCTGGCGCTCGACGTCGTCACGCCGACGGCCAACCCGCTCGCCGACAGCGACGTACTGTTGCAGACGGCGACGCCGACCGAGGGCGCCGCGCGCCACCGCATCTATCGCCAGCGCAATGGCGTCTACGGCTATGTCGGCGCGACCGAGACGACGAGCTTCGTCGACGACAATATCGCGCCCGACCTGGAGGACGGCCCGCCGGTGCAGCGCAATCCCTTCGACGGGCCGGGGCACTATCCGGGGGTCGTGACCTATCATGCCCAGCGCCGCGTCTTCGGCGCGACGGACGCCCGGCCGAACGGCCTCTGGCTGAGCCAGGTCGGCAACTATGCCAACATGAACCGCTCCGTCCCGCCCAAGGACGACGACGCCATCGCCATCGCCGTGGCGGCGGAGGAGGTCAACGAGATCCGCCATCTGGTCACCCTGCGCGACCTGACGGTGTTGACCTCCGGTGCGGCCTGGCGCCTCGGCCCCCGCTCCTCGACCGAGCCGCTGGCGCCGGCGACCATCTCGCTGACCCGCGAGAGCAAGGCCGGCGCCGCCCCGGTGCGCCCGGCCATCGCCGTCGACGCCGTGCTGTTCGCCCAGGCGCGCGGTCCGGTGCTGCGCGATCTCGCCTACAGCTTCGAGGCGGACGGGCTGGCCGGCGGCGACCTGACGCTGCTCTCCCGCCACCTGTTCGAGGGCGAGGAGATCGCCGCGCTCGCGTTTCAGCAGGTGCCGGACAGCATCCTCTGGGTGGCGCTCGCCTCCGGCGAGATGCGGGCGCTGACCGTCATCCGCGAGCATGACGTGTTCGCCTGGTCGCGCCAGGTGACGGAGGGCGCGGTCGAGAGCCTGGCCGTCGTGGCCGAGGGCGACGAGGACGCGCTCTATCTGATCGTCCGGCGCACGGTCGGCGGCGTCGAGCGGCGCTATGTCGAGCGTCTCGCCCGGCGCGAGGATGCCGACATGGCGCGCGCCTTCTTCGTCGACTGCGGCGCCAGCTATGCCGGCCCGCCAGCGGCCACGATCGGCGGGCTCGACCACCTGGAGGGCTCTGCCGTGGTCGCGCTCGCCGATGGCGACGTGGTCGGCCCGCAGCCGGTCGTCGGTGGTCGCATCGTCCTGCCCCACCCGGCCGAAGCGGTGCATGTCGGCCTCGCCTATGTGGGTGAGGTCGAGACATTGGCCCTGCCGCTCGGTGCCGACCGGGCGCGGCGCAAGCGCACCGGCGCCGTCTCCCTGCTGCTGGAGCGCTGCCGGGGCCTGGAGGCCGGCGCCTCGCCCGAGACGCTGGCGCCGCTGCCGCCCCGCTCGATTGAGGGCTATGGCGAGGGCTATGGCGGACCCTCGACACCGGTCAGCGGCCTGGTCCGGGTCAGCCTGGCGGGCGATTGGCGCGCCGATGATGGGCTCTGGCTGCGCACGCGCCACCCGCTGCCGGCCCAGGTGCTGGCGATCTTCCCCGAACTGGAGCCAGGCCGATGAGGGGGAGGGTGGGTCTGCGACCGGCGGGGCCGCGCGATCTGCGCGTGGTGCTGGCCGACCTGCGGCCGCTCGACCGGATCGAGGCCAAGCTGGCGACCGGCCTCGATGTCGGGATCGTGCTGCCGGCGACGCTCGCCCTCACGCCCCGTCCGCTGGCGCTTCGCCTTGATGGCCGCACGGTCGCGCTGCTCGGCGTGGCCGGGCAGTGGCTCGACGGCGTGGGCGTGCCCTGGCTGGTCGGGCGTCCGGCGCTGGATGAAAGCCGGGTGCTGGGGGCGCGCGCGGTCCGCCGCGCCCTGCCGGGGATCGTCGCCGGTTGGCCGCGCCTCGCCAACCATGTGCTGGCCGCGCATCGGGCGAATGTCGCCTGGCTCGCCTGGCTCGGCTTCCGCATCCACCCGGCCGCCCCCTTCGGGCCGTCGGGCGCGCTCTTCCACCGCTTCGAGATGGAGACCTGAGACATGTGCATCGACCCCACCATCGCCATGGCCGCGTCCGCCGGCCTCCAGGCCGCGCAGCAGGTTCGCCAGATCGCGGCCGGAGGCGCCACCGCGCGCGCCCAGGCGGGCATGCTCGCCGAGGATGCGGCCGAGGCCGAACGCCTCGCCCGGATGGCTGACGGGCAGGCCCGCGCGGAGGCCGGGCGGGCGCTCGCCGCCGGGCGTCAGGCCGCCGGCAACGCCCGCGCCACCCTGGCGGCGCGCGGCATCGACGTCGATGTCGGCTCTGCCGCTGACCTGCAGGACGGCAGCCTGCGCCTCGCCCGGCAGGCGGCCGACGCGGCACTCGCCGATGGTGCCGAGGCGGCGCGGCGGCGGCGCCAGCAGTCGGCCCGCTCGCTCCGCCTCGCCGGCCTGGCGCGGGCGTCCCATGATCCGGTCGACGGCGCGTTGGGCGTCACCCGGACGCTGCTCGCCGATGGCGGGCGTGTGGCGGAGCGCTGGTATGGCCTGGTGCGCTGAACCGGCCGCCAAAGTCCTTGGGCCGCCCCGGGATTCCTTGGGGCTGCCCCAAATAATGTGGTTTTCGCAATAAACAGGGAGGCCGCCTAGGTCAGGTGGGCCGACGATAGGCCACACCGTCCAAGGGGATCCCCGTCATGTCCGACCACCCGCACCACGCGCACGACCAGCGCTTCCGCGACACGATCGACGCCCGGCTCGAATACCAACGCGAGGACGCCCGTGACCGGGTCGTGCGCCGCGCCCGCCTCGTCAAGGCGACGCCAAACTCCAGGATGGAGGTCGACTTCGAGCTGCATGCCACGGCGGTCGAGGCCCTGCTCGACGCGGTCGACCTGCTGGCGCGGCTCTTCGACGACTGACCGGACGGTCCCCCCACACACCCGCCCCATCCGCCCCATCCGAGAAGGCTACCAACCATGACCGTCGAGACAGAAATCATCCAGACCGTGGCCATCGGCAATGGCCTCGCCACGCGCTACACGTTCGATTTTCGCATTGATCGGGCGGAGGATCTGCGCGTCGTCCGCCGCGACGCGGACGGGGTCGAGACGCCGCTGGTCCTCGACCAGGACTATGCCGTGGTTGAGATGGGCGCGAGCGCCGGTGCCATCGACTGCCCGCTTTCCGGCCTGCCCCTCGGCGCGGGCGTGGCCCTGGTCATGACCCGGGTGCCGCCTTTCCGCCAGGAAGTCTCCTTCGACGGCCAGAGCGGCTATCACCCGGAGGTGCATGAGGCGGCGCTCGACCGCCGG